CATCTGGATTAAAACGAATAAATATAATCGGTCTATGGTTTACATCTTGCGAAATTTCCATTAATCGTTTATGCTCACAACTACAATCATAATTGCTATGTTTGTTTTCATCTATTTCTACTATTATTATATGTGAACCCATATCTAATAATAAATCTGGTCTTCTTTTAGAGCAACCGTCCTTTACTTTTTTATCGGCAATCCAAGTGAATTCGGGGAAAGATTGTTGGATTTCATTTACTACTGCGGTTTCTTTTGTCTTGTAATTTCTTGAATTGGGTTTATCTGGGAACAAATTTATGTAGCAATAGAGACAGTAACCGTCGTATTTGTTAGAGACTATTGTAGCACATAAATAAGTTTTACAAGTTTTACTAACTATATTTACCATTCCATCTAATTTATGTTTAGCACAATACAACGCATTTTTATTTCCTTCTGTATTATAATTTGGTCTTGTTTTACACTCTGGATATATACAAGTTTTACTAACTATATCTATCATTCCATCTAATTTATGAGACGCACAATACAAAGCATTTTTATTACCTTCTGCATTATAATTTGGTTGCGTTTTACACTCTGGATATATACAATTTTTACTTTTAACATTCACCATTCCAACTAATTTATGTTTAGCACAATACAACGCATTTTTAATACCTTCTGTATTATAATTTGGTCTAATTTTACACTCTGGATAAATACAAGTTGTATTTTTTATATCCACCATTCCATCTAATTTATGAGACGCACAATACAAAGCATTTTTATTACCTTCTGCATTATATTTTGGTATAACTTTACACTCTGGATATATACAAGTTGTATCTTTTACATTCACCATTCCAACTAATTTATGAGATGCACAATACAACGCATTTTTAATACCTTCTGTATTATAAGTTGGTCTAACTTTACACTCTGGATATATACAAGTTTTACTAACTACATCCACCATTCCAACTAATTTATGAGATGCACAATACAACGCATTTTTAATACCTTCTGTATTATAAGTTGGTCTAACTTTACACTCTGGATATATACAAGTTTTACTAACTACATCTACCATTCCATTTAATTTATGATTATTACAATACAACGCATTTTTAATGCCTTCTGTATTATAAGTTGGTCTTGTTTTACACTCTGGATATATACATAGAAATCTTTTTATAATCTTCTTTTTAACTTCAACGCAAAGTTCCATATTTGTTAGTTATTGATGTAAAATATACTTACATTTTAAATCAATTTTATATTAATTTGTCTTAATGAATAAAAATAATCGTTAAAAATGGTTTTGTTTTTAATACTCCTTGACATTTTTGCCGCCGAAATGTTTTCAGCAACCGATGCTTTAATAATGGTAGTCCATGTTCCCAATATATTTCCAGAAATTACTTCAATTTTTTCAACATTTTTTCCAGTTGAAGAAGTTGTTTTATACTTGAACTCGTCTTGTTTTAAAGATATTCCATAATACCCCTCATTTGAACCTCGTTCAGTCCAAACGGTTGCTTTTAAAACATATGCACAAGAATTTAAATACTCTTTGATTTCTACAATGTCTTTATCGGTTGTATCCTTTCCAACGCTCTTTTTCCATCGTTGGTACTCATCTAACAAAGTTGAATTTAATATTTTACCATTGGGTGAGAATTTACACACTTGAAATAAAAATGTTTCCACATTGCTTCCAACTGATGTTTTTTTATATTCAATCGGCAATAATTTTACTCCGATATATCCGTGAACCACTTGGTCTTTGTCTTGTTTTGTAAGTCGCGATGGTTTAAATCTGGTATCCAAATAATGTTTTAAAGCATGGAACACTTCTTTTTGGGGTTTTATACCGCTCCAAATACGGTATGCTCCTTCTAAAGTTGTTGAACCTTCCTCTACATCTGGTCTTACAATGCACTGTGTAGTAATAAATTCATTAAATTTTTGTGTCAATTCGTCTTCTGGGATTAATACATTTTGATATACAGATTGATTATCAATTTTTACCGCATCTAATGTAGATTTTTGCGTTTGTAATAATTCTTTTAATGCGTTGATTTCAATTGCTTGTTTTGTCATTATTATTTTATTCTGTTCCAATTGAAGTTTCATTTCTGTTAGTTCAGTAGTTAATGTTTCATTTTGTTGCATTACTCTATTGAAATTGTCAATGCTATATGTCTTTGAATGTATAATGTCTTTAATGTATTTTATTAATTTATCAATTGTAAAAGTAGTATCGTATGCTATTAGTTCCGTTTTATTTTTTCCATTTACTTGTATGCTACGGATTTGTCTTTTAATTTTTGGGTATGTTTTTATTAAATTTTCTATTTCCACTTTATTCTGAACGCGGAAAGCAGTGAGTAAAACAAAGTTGTCGTATTGTTTATGATGGTCTAACACTCTTGTATTTAAATCGTTAGTATGACCGAATTTAATTAATTTTTCATTTGCCTCATTGGTGTTGTCAATGGTGCCGATATAAATACATTCGGTGTTTAATGGGAACTGAACGATGGTTGCTTTTTCTACTTCTTTTTGTTTGTCTTTTGTTAGTTGTAAGTTTTCTTTTGTTAGTTGTAGTTTTTCATTTTCAGTTGTTTGTTTTATTTCTAAAATGATATTATCTTTTTGTTCCAGTTGTAATTTTAATTCATCACTTTCTTCTTCTACCAATTCTTGTAATATTTCTTCCATTTTCATATAATATTCATGAATTTCGTCCGCCTTTTTGGTTCCTGCTTTTAAACACAATGACTTAAATGTTTTTACATTTAACATAAAAATGTCCTTGTTCTGTCCTCCCTTAACAGGGCAAGTTGTTCCCTTTTGTTGCAACAAAAGCGATTTAGTGTAATCGTTATTTAATAAAAATTGTTTTTCTAATAATGATTTGGCATTTACTTTCTGACTAAATCCCAACCATTTCCATACATTATCCAAATCAATCACAAAATCATTTGTTGGATGATGATTTAAATAGCAATAAAAACTGGATAAAAACAATTGTTGTTCGAAACCACTAAAATTTTCCTTTATTTTGTTTAATAATTTACCATTATAATCACTCGACAACTTGGTAATAGGGTTATTTTCAATTAGTTCAACGATGTTTAACTCTTGCATGCTGGTTATACTATATAATAGCGGGTTGTCTTTAAGTAGTTTGACGCTTATAGTATTTAAAGCGATTATGTTAAAAGCGGTTCCGCAAATAAAAGCACTTACGGTTTCGCGTAAGCACTTTAATAGCAACGAACTTGCTTTGGGTTATCCCAAAGCGCTTTTTTACCATTTGGTGCTTTTTTTTACTGCTATTTTAGGTCCCGCGCCTCGTTTTTTCACATTATTAGGGTCATATTGCTCCTCATCGTCGTCATCATTGATTTGTTTGGATAATTCCCAGAATTCTTTTGACCCTAACCTGAAGTCATTGTGTGAATCTGCCTTATACCAGAACACTTGGTCTTGTAATTTGTTGGATTTTGAGTTATTATTGATGACTAAACACTCATAATTTTCAGTACACTGGTCCATCACCTGACAAAACGACTCGAATGTGGGAAACATACCAGCATAATTTTCATAAATGCGTTTTCTGTTGGCGATATAGGGTTCTCTGAGAATAAACACATAATCAATGTTAGTTCTAAGGGTTGGGGGGATGCCCAAAGGATATTGCATCGTGATCACTAACATGACCTTCCAATGTCTGCCGTTCATAAACAGTAACCGCATCATCTTATCCCGCGCCCATGTGTTGTCATACAAGCAATCATCCAAAATCACAAAGGTGCGTGGGTCAATCGTGCTTCGTTTGAATTGTTCCATTTCCTTTTTAATTTGCTTTAATACTTGACGCTGTCGCTTCAAAATGTTTTCAATGATGGCTGTATTATATTCGTTATGAATAAACAATTTCGGCACCAATTTGCCGTAAAACCCGTTTCCCTCTTCTGTACCTGAAATCACTGTTCCAATGGGAATATCTTGATGATAAAAAAGCAAATCCTTGACCAAAAATGATTTACCAGTATCACGCCGTCCA